GATGCAATGAAATGGTATCACCGTAAGTATATGGATAAGGACAAAACATACTCTAGACCCGTGCATGACTGGAGCAGTCACTATGCAGACTGCTGGAGATACGTTGCAGTTGCACACCAGGAATTAGATTTAAACCAATTACGGCCACCGCAGAAAGAGGCTGCGGGCTTACACTACAACCCACTAGGAGATTGGAATGGGATTTTTAAAACCAAAAACTATTGTTATGCCAGCTGCTGCGGCAGCTCCGCCACCGCCAGCTCCAACGCCACCGCCTGCCTCTATTGAACAGACGTTCAAAGATGATAGCGGCAAAGAAACAACGGCAAAAGCCGAGGCGGAAAAAAAGATAGAAAAGAAAAAAGCAGGCATGACAAAAACAATAATGACAGGGCCAAAGGGCGTAACTGACGAGGCCACTATCTATACGCCAACTTTATTAGGATAAGTTGGTCGATATTGTTGAAAATAATAATTATGCAGAATTGTATAATTATTTAGCTGTAAATAAATTTAAACATTTGTCAGATCACAATGAGATAATTTATTACGCAACAATTTACAAATTTGTAAACAAAGACGACACAGCAGGTTTTGTTTGGTTGTATAACGTTGATGACGGCATGTATAACGTACACATGCATATACACGATGATTACAAAGGTCGAACGCTAACAAGGCATGTTGTAAATAAATTTTATGAGATGACATCTAAATACGCTGCAGTATTAATAGCAGACCCGATAGATGAATATCTTATTAAACTATACAAACGGATTGGATGGAAACAAACAAGCAGCCATTCGTCTGAAATTAAACTACCTTATAAATGGAGAAAAAAAATATGGGATCAGTAGCAAAATTAGTTAAAAAGGTTGTGCCAAAAGAAGTTCTAAAACCTTTAATGCCTTCCGTAAACGTTGTACCACCAGCTGCACCACCACCTGCACCACCTACACCAGCTGCACCAGCCGTACCTGCAGGCCCAAGTGCTGCTGAGATTGCAGCACAAGAAGCGGAACAACAAGCTGCAGCACAAAAAGCTGCACAAGAAGCGGCTGCAAAAAAAGCTGCACAAGAGGCTGCAGCTAAAAAAGCAGCGGAGGCAGCAAAAATAAAAGCTGCACAAGAAGCAGCTGCGAAGGCAGCGGCTGATAAAAAAGCTGGAGCAACAGCAGAGATGGGAGCATATTCAGTTGCTGGCAAGGGTACGAAAGCTAAAACAGGAAAAAAACCAATAATTAAAACGTCAGCAAAAGGCGTTTTAGGTGATCCTATTTTGTTTAAACCAACACTGCTTGGTTGATGTATCAATCAAACAGCATGATGTCTGCACCTTTTAACAATATTAAAATAGATGCAGCAACAGACATGACAAAATCTTTGAAACCCAAAAAGAAACAGGGCAGAATTTTTACAGAAATGAATAATCTGTATGGACTCAATGCTATGCGTCAGGGCAAAAAAACACTGATAGGATATTAGAATGAAAGCAACAGAGCTTACAAAACAATTTGATAAATTAAAATCTTCTAGAGCAAACTGGGAAAGTCACTGGCAAGAAGTTGCTGACTATTGTTTGCCAAGAAGGGCTGACGTAACAAAGTCAAGAAGCAAGGGGGATAAACGCACTGAATTTATTTTTGATGGCACAGCCCTTCACGCACTTGAGTTGTTATCATCATCCTTACACAGCATGCTTACAAACTCAGCGTCACCTTGGTTTGACATGCGATTTAAAGATGAGTCTTTTCGATCAGACGAGGCTGCACTTGAGTGGCTAGAAACTTCGACACGCACAATGTACATGGCGTTTGCCCGTTCAAACTTTCAACAAGAAGTGCATGAGGTTTACAGTGACTTAGTTGCATTTGGCACAGCGTGCATGCTGATAGAGCCTGATGACGAAAACGTATTACGATTTAACACACGGCACATAAAAGAAGTTTACGCTGCAGAAAATCACAAAGGTATTGTTGATACTGTACATAGAGAATTTAAAATGACTGCAATTGCAGCGTACAAAAAGTTTGGTGATGCTTTGCCAAAAGTAATTTTAAAAAAGGTAAATGATCATCCTTATGAAGAAGTAACGTTGCACCACTGTGTAAAACCAAACGACAACTTTAATAAATACAAATTAGACAACAAGTCGATGGCTTTTGCGTCTATTTACTATCACAAAGACGAAAACCAAATAATATCTATTGGCGGCTATAACGAGTTTCCATACATCGTGCCTAGGTATTTAAAATCATCTAGTGAGGTTTATGGTAGATCACCATCTATGACAGCCTTGCCTGATATAAAAATGTTAAACAAGATGGCAGAAACAACCATCAAAGCTGCACAAAAAATGGTTGACCCGCCATTGCTTGTGCCAGATGACAGTTTTATTTTACCAGTAAGAACGCAGCCAGGAGGATTAAATTTTTACAGGTCAGGATCAAGAGACCGTATAGAACCGTTAAACATAGGAGCAAACACTCCTGTAGGCCTGAACCTAGAAGAACAAAGACGTAAAGCTATACAACAAGTTTATTTTATCGATCAATTAATATCAGAACAAAATCAACGTATGACTGCTACAGAGGTTATGCAGCGTAACGAAGAAAAAATGAGATTACTTGCCCCCGTACTTGGCAGGCTGCAGGCAGAAATGTTGCGTCCTTTAATAGACCGTGTTTTTAATATTTTACTTAGAAACAAAAAACTGCCTGAGCCGCCAGAACAATTGCAAGGTCAAACAATAGATATTGAATATGTATCACCGCTGGCACGATCACAAAGACAGGGTGATGTCCAGGCTATTCTACGAACAATGGAGATGATAGCTCCATTAAGTGACAGGCTGCCTGTTATGGATCACATAGATCCTGACATGCTGGTCAAACACGTAACCGATGTTTTAGGTGTTCCTCGTAAAGTTCTACGATCTGATCAAGAGATTGTAGAAATTAGAAAATCAAGAGCTGAACAAGAACAAGCTGCTATGGAGCAACAAGAGTTAATGCAAAATGCACAAGCAGCAGGTCAAGCAGCTCCGATGGCCAAAGTGCTACAGGAAGGAGAGTAGATGGATGAAAAAGAAAAAGCCAAAATACTAAAACAGATTATAAGTGATTATAAATTGGTTTTTGGATCACAAGAGGGCGAACGTGTCCTGGAGGATCTAAAAAGACGATGTCATTTTTACGCAACAACAAACGTAAAAGGTGACAGCCATGAGTCAGCTTTTTATGAAGGACAGAGAGCTGCCGTGTTATGGATTGATAATGTCCTTAAACAAAAGGAGAAATAAATGTCAGAAGAAGTACAGACAACTGTAGCGGAGGAGCAACAAACTCCCACGCAATCTGCAACGACAACTGAAGCTCCTGCTAGATTTATTGATAGTCTAGCAGAAGACGTTAGGAACGAACCGTCATTGCAAAACATACAAGACCTTGATCAACTTGCAAAAGGTTACGTTCATGCACAAAGAATGGTGGGGGCAGACAAAATTGCCTTGCCAAACAAACATGCGACTGAAGATGATTGGAATCAGTTTTACGGCAAACTTGGTAGGCCTGATTCACCAGAAGCATACGAAATAAACTATCAACCGCCAGTAGAAGGTTACGAAGCAACTAACCTGCCTGGTTTTCAAGATGCTGCTTTTAGAGCTGGATTAAATTCAGATCAAGCACAGCTTTTGTTAGATTGGTATTCTGAGTTAGAAACAGATGCAATACAAACAAACGATGCAGCGTCAGAAACACACAGACTTACTGCAGAGCAAGACTTACGACAAGAATACGGTCTTGCGTACGATAAAAAATTATCTGAAGCAAACGGTGTGTTTAATAAATTTTTTGGAAGTGAGATGGCTCAGTTGACGTTAGAGGACGGATCACTACTAGGTAACAATGCACAATTTATAAAAGCGTTGACTAACCTGGCTAGTAATTTTGCCGAAGACACGATAACTGCAGATCAGACCGCTTCAGGTGCTATGACTCCACAAGAGGCACAGTCAGAAATAAACAAGCTGACTGCACCAGGCACTGCATATTGGGATAAGTTACATCC